GGATGAATTGCTGATAAGCCTCGTAGGGTTCGTTTTGTAGAATGCTCACATTCGCATTTAGAGGCCGTATGCGAGCAGCAAGGTGTTCGGTGGTACAGGTAACCCAATCGGCTAATTTGATGTGCTTACGAATCACGTCTGCAAGTTTGGTTTCGTGGTATTGCCTGTACATGATATGCCCCGATTCCAGCACCCAGTAATCGTCAAGGTCAAGGATGACTTTGGCTCCGAATTGGGTCAGGGCCTTGTACACATTCTCAACTTGCTCCATCGTTCCCTGACACCAAAGCCGACTGAACAGGAACAGGTCAATCGACTTCAAGCCCTCATCGCTTATCGTGGTAATGTTCTCCACGCAGACGTAATCAAACTCCGGATAGTTGTCGCCCAAGTAGGCGTTCGGCATTTCTAATCGGTAGAAACTGCACCCGGTTGGATGGGCGTTATAGACAATGCAAATCCTCATAGGCACAAAAATAAGAAGGGCAGCCATTGCTGACTGCCCTCCCAAACCTCAATATGCAAACCTTGTGCGAAGATACTACGATGCGAGTATCTGAACGCTCGATGGTGAAAATACTGTGGAAGCAATTTGGAACATCGGGTCAGGCTCCATCCCAGTCAAGGTCAATTCGTAACCGCTTCGGTCGCCAAAGGCAGTACCCGTTCCAGCGGTTCCAGCGGTTGCCTCAAGGCCGTTAGCAGAACCCAGCAACCAGTAGCGGTTGTTGTTGTCTTGCACGATGACGATGACACGATTGCGGACCAATAAGCGGAGTTCGTTGCGTACTGCGACTTGCAGTTTGTTGATTGTGAAGGTTACTTCAGGGGAGTAGTAGATTGAGCCGTTCTCAATACTTGCGTTCAGCGTTTCGGTCATGGATGACGTGGCCTTGGTCAAGTCGTACTCGAAGAAACCGCCTGAAGCGTAACCCGTGAATCCAGTTACCGCACCTGATGCATCGGCATTAACCGAGCCAGTTGGGTTAAAGGATTGGACGTAAATTGTTTTGATTCCACCTACGGAATCACGGCAGCCGAGGGCGTAGCCAGTAGTTAGGGAGCAGGACATATGTGTATGGGGTTTAAGTTACAAGAGAACAAAAAGCAGGGGGAGGTTGCCCTCCCCCCTACACATTAGGCCAATTTCCAGTCAACGATGAGGTCGGGGTAAGCGAACTGCACACCTGCTTTGAAGGCTGCTTGGAAGCGGACTTCATCGTTATCACGGCTGAACCAAATCGAGAACTGCTCCTCATCGGACAAGAGGTCGGTTCCGTAGAACAGGTTGCCGAGGTAAGTCGCAACGATTCGGCTTGTGCCAGTCAATCCGGGAACTGCGATGACCTTGATGTTGGTACCGGGGTAAACGATTTCACCATCGGCAAGTCCAGCCAAGTCAACTTGGTTGTACATAACACCTGTGTTGGCTTTGAAGGCCATGACCAGCAAGCGGAAAGTGTCCCAACCGCAGAACATGACGAGGTCAGTCTTGGTCAAGATGGCCTGTGGGATGCGAGTGTAGATGGTATCGAAGATGCTGATGACGTTGTTGGAAGTAATCGCACCGCTGATAGCAGCCGTGTTACCTGATACAACGGAACCCGATGCAGCGTTCAGCAACTGGTTAACACCTGAAAAGTAAGCGTTACCCTGCCAAATTGCGTTTTCCAAAGCCTCTGCGATACGCAAAGCCTTCTGCTCGGAGAAAGCCTGCTCGAAAGGAACACCCTCGTAGTTAGAACCTTGGGTCAACTGGGTTTGCATCCAGTATTGCTCCAAGGAGCGAGGACACAAAGTTTCTTGGACCTTCATACGGCCAACGGTGATATTCCGCTGGGTGAATGCAGTCGTTCCTGATGTGGTGTAACCGCAAGCATCACCGCTTTGAATCAAAGCATCGGTGTCCATGAGGTTAAGGGCAGCAGCAAACTTGACACCAACTTGCTTGGTGAACAAGGCTGCTGAACGAGCCGAGAATACGGCCTTGGTGATGAGAGGAAGCCTCTCTTGGTCGGTGTAGGATGTTAATCCTGCGAAAGTAAATGCCATGGTTAGTGGGGGTTTTAGGGGTTAATTTTTAGATTTAAGGGATTGAAGTGCTTGGGCGAGAGCGTTGAAGTTCTGCGATGCTTGGGCCTTACGCTGCTCAACGATTGCTGAACCGCTTGCTTTGGGGGCTTCGGCTGGGAGTTCGGAAACCTTTTCGACAATGTCGGCCATCGTTTCAACTTGGCTTGCGAATGCGGACATTTTCTCCTTCATCTTGCCCATTTCAGCGTAGGCTGCCTTGAGTTCTTCCATGATTGCTCCGAGGTGCTTGGCTACGATAGCCTCAACAACTTCGGGGGTCATAGCAGGATAGGCTTCTTTGATTTCCTCGGTAACCTCAACGGCAACTTCGGGAGTGATTTCAGCAGCCACTGGCAAGGCTTCGATTTCGGGGGTTGCCACTTCAGCAGCAATAACCTCAACGATTTTACCGCCTTCGGTCTTGATAGTTCCAACGCCTTCAACGACGTGTTCGCCATCGGGTGCAGGGAGTGTGCCGTCCTCGGCAACAACGTAAACGGCAGTTCCGGCAACGAGGTCGCCATCCACACGGACAACGGTTCCATCGGTCAACTTGTAGTCGGCAAACGACTGCTTTTGATTGCTGAATTTGCGGAGTTCAGTCCGCAGGGATTCGATTGCTGATTTTAGATTCATAGTTAGTGGGATTTGTAGGTGGGGGTTAATTGTTGCAAAAAAGCGGTTAATTCGTCAGCGAGGCCAGCGAGTGCGACCTCCAGTTCGGATTCGGTCTTGTCCATCCCAAAAAGCCCCTCAACGCTGAAACCTCGGAACAGGTTGCGGTTTTCCCAAACCTCATCGTTCTCAACTTTGAAGGACCCGAACCAAGAGCCATCGGGTGTGTCTTCATAACCTTTGGGAGGCATCACGCCACGCTCGGAGTCGGTGATGTAAGATTCAAACATGAACACGCCATCCAGTTCGGCATTGTGGTAAGCGTTGACGTTGTGCTGGTTGCCCTGCTTAAAGTACTTCTGCACGATTTTACGGATGGTGGCTTTGTCAAAGACCACGTAGTATTCCCCGTAGGTTTCGTCCTTCCTGAAGATGGGTGTGTCTGCAAGCATCAACGGCCCGGTAAGGACCCTCCGTTCGCCTGTTTCGGTGAACTTGTGCTTGGCTTTTGCAAAGGCTTGGAATGGTCGCTCAATCGCTGGCATATCGGTGAGGGCCACGAATTGGACCCCTTCATCCACCTCGTCAACGGTCATCCTGTAAATGGGTAGTTCCATGCAGGTAAATGTCCTACGCCCCTAAAGTTGCAAATTCCTCAAGCCTCCTGACCCTGCGAGTGCTTTGGGTGATGTCTCTTTCCACCACATAGGCTCGCATCGGTTGCGTTCCTTGGCCTTGGCCTGTCGAGAGTTCGCCCGTGCCGAGGTTGGTCGTTTGTGGGTTCGCAAAGATGGGCGGTGGTGCAACGCTTGCTCCTGCCCCCGTTACGTCTGCACCGGGTGAGCCTGCCCCTGCACCGCCTTGGAATTGTTGAGCCTTAATCTTGGCGACATTCGCAAGACCAGCAGCGAGGGCAAGACCTGCCTCCACGAAACGCTGACCGGGGAATACGGATTCAGTCGGCTTCAAGGCAAGTGCCGAACTTACGGCAAGGTAGGTGTTCACGATGGCTTGGGCGATGGATGCAGCCTTTGCGACATTGAAGGCCCTCTTTTGCGCTGCTTCGCTCTTGCCTGCCGATGCAATGATGATGTCGTTAATAACGGCAAAGGACTGACCAACGTATTTCTCACGCAGTCCTGCGAGGTCTTCCTCACGCTGGGCTTGACCCATCTTGGACCTTGCGTCAGCCGTGTCCATTTGCATCCTCCGCTTGGCTTCGGCTCGCATCGCTTTGATTTGCAGTTGCTCCTGCTGGCTCAACCTATCCAACTCCATTTCGTAGAGTTGCAGGTTCAAGTCCTCCACGAACTTGATGATGGCGTTGTTCTCGTCCCTTAATCGCTCCAAACGTCTTTGGGTGGCCTCTGCTTCCTTGCGTTGGCGTTCCTTGAGTTGTGCCTCCCTCTTTTGGTCTGCTGCGATTTGGGCCTGCGTATGGGCTTCGTATGCATCCCGGTAATTGGACAGGGCTGCTTCCTCTCTTAACAACGCCATTTCTCTCGCCTTGGCTGCGATGGCAGGGTCAGGTAAATTTAGGAACCTGCGGACCGCTGCGGTGAGTTCGTCCCACTTGGCGATGAGTAGCCCTACGGCTGCGACTGCTGCACCGATACCCGTTGCAAGGAGTGCGATTCGGAACGCCTTCATCGCCCCCGTACTTGCACCGACTGCAGTTGCATAGAGTGCCTGCGCTGCGGTTTGGCCTTGGGTTATCAAAATAGAATCCTTGTTGAGCAGGTTAGCGACCTGCTGCACTCCGTTGGCGAGAGCCATCGCCCCTTGGACCTTCAACAACGCCTTCTGCAAATCTTCGTTCTCGGACCCGAACAACGCTGCTGCACCTTGGGCGATTTGAAAGCCAGCGGTAATCCCCTGCACCGCTGATACAAAGGTGTCGATGTTCCGTGTGTCGCTTGCGAGGTTCTTAATCCGCTGCGAGGTATCCCCGATTTGGTCTTGGAGTTTCGCTGCCTCCTTTTCCATCTCCTTGAACGCCTTGGTTCCATCCTGTCCGGCCAAGGACATATCCACCAACGCCTTTTGGAGTTCACGCAGGCGTTGCTTGGCACTTGCCGTGCCTTGAGCGGTTGAATCTTTAAGTCCTACTTCGAGGACGATTTCTTTAGTTACTGCCATTATTCAGAGGGTAGTTCAGGGTTGATGGGTGGTTCGTAGCCGGGGTCAACGGGGTCGGGGTCGATAGGCCCATTGTACCTTGCGGATGGGTCATTCGCTATCGGTGTCGTTGATGTAGGCGCAAATTCAGCGAGGTTTAGAATCCTTCGGAGCGTTACCCTACACGGCTTCATCTGCCCGACCAAGTAATCTCGGACCTCCAGCAATCGCCAGCGGATGCCTCCGTAATAAATCGGCTTGCGGAAGTCAAGTTGGTAAATGTCTGCTGGGCTTATCATCATCGTCAGTTCCAACTGCAACGCCTCGCTTGACACGGTTTCGTTGATGTAATTGAGCCAGTATTTGTTGTAGAGATTGTTGTTCGTGTAGTTGACAAAACTGCCCGATGCGTTTACGGCATTGTAGAACACCGTGCGAGGTTGACCAAAGGCCAAGTCCATCGTTGGGGCGTAGGGGTTATCGATGTGGCTGATGAAGGGGAGTTTGGTTTGAGGAACGGCCAAAGGAACGCCAGTCGTACCCGTAACTCCGTACTGATAACGCCATTCTGTCGGTGGGGTGATGAGGTTGTATTGAGCCAATCGGTAACCCGTTTGCAGGGCTTTAATGTTTCCACTCGTAAACGTTCCCTCCAAGTCCCAAGTCCTGCCCACGATTTTGTCCGTTGTGAAGGATGCAGGGATGAGCGTTCCTGCGATGGTTTCTACAATCTTGTCGCCCTTGCCGTAAAAATTAGCCGTGTTGAAGATTCGGCCTCCGTACCCTTCCCGTGCAAGCGGATAGGACTGCTTGTAGGTCTTGGACAGGTAATCGCCCATATCCTTGTACTTGAATATGACGTTGGTGTAGGCGTTCGGGTCGCCATTGGTCAGGACCTGCTCCTGATTCTCGTCTGCCTTCTGCGACCAGTCCACCGAACCGCTGGAGTAGAAATCCACCCAAGGCTCGATGTATAGCAACTTCGGGTCTTGTGGGTCCGGCATGAACTGGAGGTTGAACATCTTCTGCAAGTCCTCCAGTAGGTCGCTCTGCTTCACGTCAGCAGGGATGGCGGTCCTCATGTCCAAGGTCCCGATACTTTGAGGGTTTTCAAGGCAAATCATCTGCAACGTGCCTCCTGACTTGAAGGTTATGGACGTGGCCCCCTCCGTTTCATCGTATTGGAACTTGACGACTGCATTTGCCGGGATGGTTACGTTCTCAAAGTAAACATTTCCCGATAGCGGATAACTTGACCGGGTAAGGTCAACCGTTCCAACCAAGGCAAGCGTTGAACTTGTGGCCGTGTTGTAAACCGTGAAGTCGCCTCCTGCAACGCCATCAAGCCCGAAGGTTACACCGCTGACCACATAGGACAGATTGATGTTCCAACGGGTCGGAACGGCTGGAGCGACGAAGGTGCTGGACGATGCGACCCAATAACCGCTATTATCATAGAAGGGCGATACGTTGTCCCTGCTGAACTCAAAGTTGATGGCTGGCCCTGCGAGTGATGCGCTGACTGAACCCGTTGCTTGAGCGAAGATATTGGACCCCGACAGGTTGGTAGCCATCAATCCGTTTGCGTAGGGGATGACCAGTTTGCCGAAGGTCGCAGAGTTGAAGAAGTTGGAAGAATATCGGAACCCTGCCTCGGTAAAGATGAGGTCCACTAATTTCTTGACGTAGATGGAAGGGCCAAGCCTCCACCAAGGAACGTCAAAGTTCCCCAAGGACTGCACGTCATTGAAGCCTGCTGAATCCACCAAGCCGTAAACGTAACCGCTCGATGCCGTACCACTTGCAGTCCAAGTCCCTGAAACGTGGCCGGAATTGGGGACGTGGTTCATTCCAGTAACGCCAGCCGTGTTGACGAGCATATTGCCCTCAATGGCTTTGAACAGGCTCACGTTGTCCGTAAATAGCCCGACCTCATAGGTAACCTGCCCCTTGATTTTAGCCATTGACAGGAGTTGCAGCACTCCGCTGAATATCTGCACCCCATCCTCCCACATGGCTGCACGGATTCGCTTGTTGGGTTGGAATCCACCCACAAAGGACTGGATGTTGTAAGCATACCCAAAGCACTCCCTGTTTGTTGCCGTATTAGGCAACTGAATCGTCTTGCTGAAACTGCCTCGCTGCTTGGTTACGTCCTCAATATCGGATATGGAATAGGTCAGGGCGATGTCAATCTCGCCCATCGTGTCCAGCACATAAGCGAGTTCAGGTTGGTCGTAAAGGGTCGCAAAAGTCGAGAACAAGCAGCCAAAGCAAGCGTCCTCCCGGCTTTCTGCGCCATCGGCATCGGCTCGGTCATTGAACGCATTCCAAGCCTGTAAATCGGTGGTGTAGTCAGCGGTTGGATAGGCAATCAGCGTAACGCTCATAGTATCGTGTTCTTGTAAGCCACGGCAACCTCGACCTGCAATTGGGTCAAGCGGTCGTTCCTTCGGGTCGTGAATTGGTAGGTATTAGCGTTGACGATGGCCTCGACCAACTGCCCATCCAGTTCCAGCCAAACCTGCCCGGACCTGACCATCTCAATAAGCCACTCGGATTCGGCATCGGTCAGCCAATCGGAGGTGAGTGCGTAAACGTAGTCAAATTCCCCCGACCACACTTTGTCGTAAGTCGTGGTCGCATAGACATCCGAGTTATAGCCGAAAGTTTGCCGGGCGATGTTGGCCCTCTTGCGGTTCTTCAGCGTAAAGGTGTAGGAATCAATGCCTCCGTATTTGTTTTGGAAGTGGACAGGGATGGAGTTGAATCGCTCACAGGGTCCGAAGGTGAAGGTTACGACATTGCCTGCGCTTTGTGCCGTAGTGCTTGAGTAAAAACGAACCGTGTAGGAATCCCCCTCAACGGCTCCACTCAATGCTGCGATGGTTCCAGATAGTTGTGCAGGACCACAGGCAAAGCGTTGGATGTTAAAGTCGGTAGTTCCCGAAAGGCTTGGGTTGACTGCTATATCGTAATCAACTCCCTTGTAGGTTACTTGGCCCGAAACAAGCCATGTGTCATTCGGTGCTACGGCTTGATACTTTGTGGCGTTAATCGCAAGCCAAGCCTTGCCTCCATGATAGACCGTAAAGGCTCTTTGTGAGGTCAATGCCCTTGTTGATGGGAATGATTGCCCGATTCGGAAATAGGGGCTTATCGCCCAATCTTGGAACTCCAACTGCTCCAAGTTTCCTGCGAAGGAAACATTTGAGGACACGGTGGTAACCGTTCCCGTGTACACAACTGGGGTGTTGCCGTATTCCTCCATAAAGTCCAGCCTGTACCCCGAATAGTACCCGGCATGGTCCACGAAGCCCGTTTGGGTCAGCGATGGCTTGGTCGGAGCAATCAGCGTTTCAACGACTTTAGCAACATCAAAAAAGCCGTAGTTGGTACTGGGCAGTTTGTCGCACTTGAGCCGTGCAAGGGTCGTCCCTGCCGGGTTCTTGACATCGCAGACGTAGCGGTAGTTTGGTTGTGCAATCTGCGAACCGCTGACCTTAAAAAGCATCTTGTTGTAAACTGGGGTTGCGACTAAGGGCGACCCGGAAAGGACGGTTGTTGCCATTTTATAGTTTGGTTGCTATGCTTATGGATTTGCCAAGGACCTCTGCGATATTCTCGGTCAGGACCTCAATCATTTCGGGGGATAGGGCGTTAGACATGAAGTTGGTGGCCTCCAAGCCTCGCTCACGAATGCCAAAGGCAATAGACCTGCCATCGACCAATCCCTGCTCCTGCTTGGTCCGCATTCGCTTGAGTTTGCGTGAATAAGTTGGAATGACAGGAATCCCTTTGTTGGCAATCCAGTCGGCAATCGCTTGTGGTGGTGGAATTTTGTCTTTGTACTTAAACTTGGAATCCCTTACGGATAGGTAACTTGATGTTCTGCCGTGTACGCCTCGGTCAACGTACTTCCAATAAGGGTTGGCCATGATAGCCACCACGATTTGCTTTGCCGATAGTTCGATGTCTTCGGGGGCGATGGATGCCGAGAGCGTTCCCCCTGCATTGGCGTTGGCTGCTTCGAGGTTCTTCTTTGCAAGTTCAATGACCCTTGCGACCCACTTGACCAAGACATCGTGGGCTGGCGACTTGCCTCCGCCCTTGGGTCCAACGATTGAACCAATGCCCTCAAGAGCGGTTTGGTCGATGCCCTTCATCGAACCGCTGCCGAACTTACCTACGGGTTGTCCATTCGCAAGTATGGTTGTTTCCATGTGGGTAAATGTCCCCCGTGCTGGAATGTGTCTATCTGCGCCTCGCTCGCTCCGCTTCCATCCGCTCTGCCTCCAAAATGTCGTGAATCAGGAGGGCGTAGTTCAGGAACTCAACCGCCTTCATCGCAAAGATGGCATCAAACTTTAGAACGTCCTTGTTAGCCATCCTCCACACGACCATCAGCCACCCGTACCCGGCAAGAGGGCTTACGTCAGCCCCTCGGCCTTCGTCATCAGGTGCTTGGAATAGTCGCTCAAAACTTTCAAGTAGGATTCTGAACTTAGCAAAAAAAAACTGACAACGCCCCAAACATCCCCGACCTTAGCGTGCTTCTTGAACAACTCGGCTCTTTCGGCATGGGCAGCACCATCGTACTTTTTCGGGAAGAATCCGAATAGACCGCCCTCCCTTGACAACGATGCCATGATGC